GTCCGCCAGCAAGAACGAAACCAGTGACTACACGGCTTTTGTGCTCGGTGGCAGGCTGAAGGACAAGTACTACATCATCGACGCGCACCAGTGCCGCTCCATCGGAAACCTCGAAAAAATCGACATGCTGTGCGACATGCTGTTGGAATGGGGCATCCTGCAGAATATCGACGGCACATTTTTACCGACTTATTCGACGATCACGCTGGTGGTCGAGTCGGTGGCATACCAAGCTTCACTGGCAGCCGATTTGCGCCGGGTGCTGATTAACGAGCGAGAACTCGGGAACCTACATATTCACGAAGTTAAAGGATTCAGGGGCGACAAGATCGCACGCTTCCGTGGGACACTCGGTCTACTTGAGAATAAAAAGGTGGTGTTCAATAAGTACCGTAAGTTCGATGCGCTGTTTGATCAGTTGATCAACGTCGGAGCCACGGCGCATGACGACCTGTTAGACGCCTACACCTGGCTTGTGACTTACCTGCAGAGAAGGGGAAATTTTTCGATCGAATACTGATTTTCAGCGTGGGGGTACGTAAAGTCAAAAAGGTTTCTCGGGCATCCGAGCCGGACATGAACGAAAAAATTTGGGTCGCTATAACTGCTCATAAACCGCTGAATAGATTAAATAGTTTGATCAATGTTTTAAATGAATATTTACGGTATCCCTTCCAGATTGCTGTTAGGATTTACATTGATTACGACAGCCAAAACGACGTTGAGCTGCTCGAAAATTTACTTGAACCGTACAAAAAGTTAGACGCCCAAGTAGTTGTAGCCGCGCCAGGTTACGAAAATTGGTATCTAACTTGGGCTCATAAGACAGATCTCGCACTTGAGATTCTGAATCGTCGCGCAGATTTTTATATTTATCAAGAAAATGACATGGTTATTACCCTTGAGAATTTTTTGTATTGGCGTAAATGGCGCCCAGTTTTAGGTCGCCGTGGTTTAGAGCCTGGATTTATAAGGTACGAAAAGCACGAAGGATTAAAAGTACCTTTTGATAATCACTACATTTATTCGCTGACGCGTGAAACTCCAAATGTCTGGTCGGATGTTGGATATACAGTTCCGAAAATTTTGGTTGTTGATTACGACATTGACTTCTTTGTTCAGGTGGCCAACCCTTATTACGGGGCGATGATTCTTAATCAGGAAGATGGAAATAAATATATAAGGTCAGATAGCTACGACCCCGAGAAAAGTTATCAGAAAGTCGGTATTCGAAACTGGCCGATAGCAGATCGAAGTTCTATGGGTCTGGCTTTTGAGGATGTTCCTCTGGGCCTGGAGCATCGACGGTGCGTTCCTGTAGTCAGAGAAAACGGAGTTTATGTGCCCCACACGGTTGGTTTGATGCATCACGACGACTCAAAATATGCGCCTCAATTGGCTGCTACACCTACCGGAGTTTTAGACTGTAAACAGATGTTTACCTTGGCCTAGCTGTGGTCCCTCGTGGAGCGCATTATGTTGAAGTTTGTTACTGCTTAGATAAGAAAAACTATTGTCAGATTGTCCATAGAGAGGATGCTTATAGACTGCGCAAATATGTCGATAAACAAAATGGAACAATTTACAAATTTGAACCAAGGTGAAAATCCCGTTAAATGAAACGGTTAAACCCAGAAACTAATGCTCCCTTTCGAGCGGGAGACCTTCGAGCTGATGGTTTTATCTTTAGGACTTATGAAAAACAAAAATTACAAGAAAACGGATTTTATAAAGAGAGTTGGCTTTCCCCCGAGGCGTACACACGTTTTCGAATAAAAAGTCAGCAAGCTATACAAGAATGCAATAAGAAAAAGCAACAAGAAAGATTAAAGTTAATTGCTGATTATAAAGTCAAAAAGGGTTGCGAGCGCTGCGGTTATAACGAACATTCATGCGCTTTAGATTTTGCGCACAAAGACCCTAAAACTAAAAAATTTACAGTATCAAAAATTCTGACACGGAATCTAGAAACACTTCAGAGAGAAATTGACAAATGTAGGATCCTATGTTCGAATTGCCACAGACTTGAAACACACGGAGTGATTTCTTTTGACTGAAGATCCCGCTGTAACGCCGTCTTATTACAAAAAGGGCGCTCTTGAGTGTTATGAAGTAATACGTGCTTCTATGGGCGATATTAAATATCAAGGTTTTCTCTGGGGTAATGTCCAAAAATATTTATGGCGCTGGGAACAAAAAAACGGAAAACAAGATCTGGAGAAAGCTGTAGAGTATTTGTCTAAACTAATAGAAACACTCGATTGACATGGACGTTAGAGCATTTGGAGGTTCCTTTTATCCTTTTTCGGCTGCGTTACCTTATACGAGTGGATTGCTTGTAAGCGCTAGCGGACAGTCAACAAACTTCCCTGCGTGTCGTGCAGTCTATATCGATGACGGTAACAGTAACCAAAACCTGCAAGTAATTTTTACTGACGGACCCAAAACTCCTATAACTCTTCAAAAAGTAACTCCTAACGCGCTTCTGCCGATTTCGATTACGACGATCAGCGGAGCTCAAACGACTACTGGCAGTGTCCTAATTCTTTACTGATGGCTGACATTGCAAAAAAACGAGACCCTGAAAAATGGGCTCAGGCCAAAGCTAGAGCTCGCAAAAAGCTCGGCGGTCACAGTGCTCGAGCAATGCAGCTCGCGACTAAATATTATAAAGAAATGGGCGGTCGCTACGAAGGTAAAAAATCTTCGGAAAATCGACTCAGCAAATGGTCTAAAGAGGACTGGCAGACCCGTGAAGAGTACGAAAAATCAAAAGACTGATGCTAACCGAATCTAAACCCTTACAACCAAAGATTTTTCTCGAGAAAAAGCTAACGGCTGTGTCCGATAGCTGCCCCGCAGCCACTGTGGACATCGAAGAAAACGTAAAAAACCGAAACTGGACTATTGAAAAGTTTAAATACGGGCCTTTAAATCCCGATTTTCCCGATCCAGGGTTTTGGGAGGAGAAAGCGGATCTTTGGAACACTGATTTAGAGCACGCAATGAGCGCTCGCTGCGGAAATTGCGCTGCTTTTGATCAATCGCAAAAGATTTTGAGCTGCGTTATTGAAGGGATTAACGAAAAACAAGCTGCAGATCCCGCAGACGTATTAGATCTGGCTGATTTGGGTTACTGCCAGCTTTTTAAATTCAAATGCGCAGCCAAACGGACTTGTGACGCGTGGCTTCATGGAGGTCCAATCACCTGATGGCTGATTTAGCTCGCGAAAAAGGACGTACTGAGCGTTATTTACCTCGTGCGGCTTGGGCTCAAATGTCCCCTGAAGAACGTCGTGCGACTGATGAGAAGAAAAAACAAGCTACGGCGGGTAACAAACCTGTAAATACTCAGGTTCCTAACACCGAAAAAGCTAAAGAAGCACGTCGCCGCGCAAGCAAGTATCTTAGTAATAAGGAAAAATAAATTTATGGATTACTTCGCCCGGAGTTCCAGTTATTTCACCAACGCTTTAAACGCGCAGGAACGCGCTGCCCGGGCTCAGACTCAAGCTCAGCGCCCTGACATGGAGTCTGATCAATATACTTCTCAGCTTGATCAATTAGCAAGTCAGGGTCCGATCCCTCCGCAGTATGGTTTTTACGGTGTGGAGGATGAGGGTGAGAACCACACCGGTACGGAACCTTTAGACATCAAGGAAGATCTTCTGAATCGGGCGAAGGCCAAAAAGCGGGAAACAAACGGATCTTTAAGGCTTTTGGCTGGCGGCGGTATTTTCCAAGGAAGGGGTTAATATACTGTCAGCTTTTTTAGCTGGCATGTTCTTCGACTGTTTTATGTATTTCGACGAAGCGGAGCTTTTGGAGCTTCGTATCGAGATGCTGAAGGATATTGTAGATGGTTTTATTGTCACAGACGCAGACCGTACGTTTAAAGGCGATAAAAAAGACTTTACTTGTTTAGAGACCATTCGAAAACTGGGTCTTCCGGAGGAGAAAATCCAAGTCCTCCATGTTGAGCTCCCTTCTCCAGATGTACATCCGAACCCTTGGGTGCGGGAGTACGCCCAGCGTGATGCCCTCGCTGTGGGTATGCGGATGTGTCCACCAGATTCCGTCTTTTTCTTTAGCGATGTTGATGAAATCCCCAAACCAGAAGCTCTCCTTCAAGCTGTAGAGCTAGCTAAAGAAAATCCTGATCGTTGTGTTCGGCTTTCGATGCCCATGTTTTATGGACGGGGAGATCTCCGTGTGGTTGACCCTCAAGGCGATCCGACAAAACCGCCTACTAATTGGACCTGCGGCACAGTTGTGCTCTTTGATCAGTTGAATGAGACCCCTTCACAAATCCGCATGAAGGATAACGGTCTCGTTTTTGGTGACTGTGACGCCGGTTGGCATTTTTCGTGGATGGGCGATTCTGCGCGAATGAAGCGGAAACTGACTTCTTTCTCGCATTGTTATGACGTGATACCTAACGCCCACGCTCCTGCAAATAGTCAGGAAATGTTGGACTTCTTGGATGCTTATAAAGCCAAAGCGGGCAGTACCGATCCTTTAGGACGGTGTGATCACATTCTGCAGGAGTACCCTCATGAGCTATTACCGAAAGAGTTGTTTAAACTGGAAAGAGTAAAGCAGTACCTCCTTCCCGATCATGTCTGACAAAATGCCTGCCGCCCTCCGAGAGCATTTTGAGAAAAAGGAGGATGCTAAGGAGGGTAAAGAGGACGGCGATAAGATGAAGAAGCGGGGTGAAGCTCTCCGCAAAGCTAAAAAAGCTAAAGCCAAGCGTGAAGCTGAAAAAGCAGCCAAGCGCTGACTTTTTTTAAAAAACTGGGGTTCTAATGGCGGACACACTCGGCGTTAAACAACGCTTCAATGAAATCTTAGAGGCCGCCCGCAACCAAACTAAGGGTAACCAGGCGGCCACTATGGTCGTCCTGAGTCATCTGCAGCAAATGACGCTGCTGATGATTAAAAAAGGTTTGTTTTTTTACTGTGAGCAGGACACCTTTCGTGCTCGTGCCAAGTTTTTAAACAGCCTGTTAGAACTCAACAAGATTGATATCCGTTTTCCGTCGATTATTCGTAGTTTTTTGATCGACGGCTGTGGGTTGTTTTACTTTCGACCCGATCCGAAGCTTAAGTATCAGATTTATTTCTTTCCGAAAGATCAATACCGTGTTTATCACGATGTAAACGGCAACCTTAATGAGGTTGTCCTCATTTATAGCTACAACGTTCGTAACTCCTCCCTCGGTCTCCCTGGAGATACCTATGGGATGAACAAAAGGTATGTCCGGATATCGATTACTGAGGAGACAATCGCTGAGTATGAAGCAAATACTGAGCTGAGCTTTGAACTTGAGCCTGGCGCAGTTTTATCCCCTAAGAGTTCCAGACCTAATACCTTAGGTTTCATCCCGGCAGTCGAGGTTTTAAACAAGCCCAACGCCAGCGGGACCGAAGGAGAGGGAGATTTTGATCCCTTCATGGAGCAGATTGTGCTTCATGATCAGATGATGCGCAATATCGCCAAAAACATCGAATTTTTTGGCAATCCGACGCTCATCAGCTCTCGTCCTCGTTCCGATCTGGTGGAGGCTTCTGATGCTGACCGTACTTTCCGTCCGACTATTAGCAGCCAAAGCGGTTTTGGCGGTCGGGATACTCCTTCAACCCGAGTTTCTGAACCTTTTGGCGCTAATTCGTCTATAGGCGGTCTTCGCGTTCCTCGGATCATTGCAAACGTTGAGCCGAGCGACCGTGTGGGCTACATGTCGCCCGATCCGATTAACGGCGACATGAATCGTTACGCCTTATTGTTGCGCGAAGAGATTCGCACTGCGTTAGGAGGTGTTGACGAGATTTCAGTGTCTGCCGGTGCAACGGCAACTGAGATTAAAGGTTTGATGGGTCGTGCTCAGGCCACGGCTTTACGGAAAAACAAAAGTTTCCTGACCTACGGCTTCTGCCGTTTGCTCGAGATGATTATTTATCATCAAGAGCAGGTTTTCCGTGAGAGCTTTATTGCCGTTACTGGTTTAAAAGCTCCCAAGCCTCCGGAAGAGAAGAATGTCGACACAGAGCGCGAGTATTCGGCTGCTCTAAACAAGTTTGAATCCACAGTAACTGTTGCGATTCAAGATGCATTAAACGCAAACAATCTTCCCCCGGGTGTATACGGTCTACCGCCTGATGGTGATCGTCAAGTTTCTTATCGATTCCAAGGCGATGTTTATGAAGACACCGCTTACGACATAAACCAAAAATCTATCGTCGTCAGAAACCTTCAAGAGCTTGGCGTAGACAGCGTGGAAGCTCTGAAGTATCTTTTTCCCGATAAAACGGATGCAGAACGAGCCGAAATGTTGAAGGGATTCCCCTTCAGAATGGTTCAACAAACACAGAGCGCGTTTCAACAATTTTTAGTATTATTAACTCAGATGTTGCAAACGCCGCATCCTTTATCACCGGATCAGCCCCTCGGGGCCGACCCACGTTTAAACCTAACGCCCCTGTTATACAGGACGTTTGACCACCTTGCGCAAGAACTGACTTACTCGGGCAGCTATGAGCCAGCAGATCCCAGCTTCGA